TGAAACAATACTTTCAGAATTTCTCCATCAGCATCCCGTAAAGCGCGGTTAGTATTTGCACTGATTTCCCCACGGTTTTCTTCGTTTTGGATATAATTAATTTCAAACGATTCACAGTATTCTCTACAAACTTCCAACACTTTTTGATCAAGACTATGATCAGAAATCCATACGTTAAAATCTTTATTAGTCTGATGCTCTAAGGCATAGAAGATTTCACGCAGATACATATCACCCTTACCAGCTGCTTCATAGCAAGGAATACAAAAACTTACTCTCATAGTTCAAGTAGCAGTTCGTATGCTTCACAATTACCAACCCGCAGTGCATCACGGATTTCTTCATCCACACTTCTATGAATGAACCATTCTTCCATGGTACAACCACCGTTGCGGAGATTTTCACCGACTAGATCATAATCCTCTTCAAGGATATCGCGGTGAGCAAAAATATCACCCCACTGACGATATGCATCGTGCTCGTAGGTGATGCAGTTGAATGATAGTTTGTCCAACGGGAACTTCTTCAATGCTTCTAGTGTAACCTCAGGTGGTTCCAGATCAAATGAAAGATAATCTAGATGACGAGGAAGACCCAGTTCATCAACTGCTTTCACATAGTCAAAGGTGATAGCATCTGCCTTATACATTGGAGTATTAGGACGCTCACCATTCCACATAGCAGCAAGGTCATCATCCAACTCAACGGAAAATCCACGCCACTTATACTCATCCTCAAGAAGCCAGGTATTGTTACCAATATGTGGTTGAGCACCACCAACTTCAATAAAAGTTCCTCCGTGTTTTGCACCATTCACACACAATGCAAAGATGTCCTGCCAGACTTGAGAATAATTCTTCCTCAAATCTTTCATTCCTTCAGGTTTTACCCGAAGAAAAGGATAATCTTTTTGAATGTAATTAGTTTGATTTGATCCGTTTAGTGGCATTTGCTTTCACGTCCTGAATAATTTTGCGAGTTAGTCTTGGTACAACATCGTTGTCCCCATGGAACTTCTTAGCAATTTCATAGTTCCTTTCAATAGCATCTAGTTTGCTATTATAGTAATCTTCATCAATCCTGTCTAGGATGTTCTTAAGATCATCAATATCATCAAAGGTAAGAATACCATCAGTATCGAACCAATCACCAATGTTTGGGCATCCATAGTAAATCGGCAACGTCTTACTAGCAAAGCAATCAATAATTTTCTCAGTAAAGTAATTCCTTTGCTGCGAGTTCTCTGCTGCAATGTGGAACATTGCGTTCTCAAAGAAATCATTCCTACGTTCGTGGAATGGTGGTGAGATATGTTGATAGATTTCTAGACCTTGGACTTCATCCATATCTTCCAAGGTATTGTAAATGTCCAGTCTTAGTCTATGACCTGGTGCCTGACTCTTGCTACTGGTTACAAATGTAATATGTGGTTTCTTGTTTAGTTTTAGATCCTTGAAGTCCAACCAGGATGATCCCCACTCAAACAATTCTGCTTGGGGATAAGTGTCTAGGATCTTTTGGGTGAAGGTGTAAATCCTATGGAAATTGTGTGAGTTCTGAAGTGCTCCCTGATTTACCGTAGGAGCGATAGCATATGGTTCTGCTAAGAAAAGAATTCGATAGTCAGCGTCCTTATCAAAGGACAAGTTATCGATAGAAATACTGACGTTTACATCGTCAAAGTCTAATCCCTTTTCACCCCATGGATTCCACCACAGTGGGTAAATGTTTGCTTTCATCTGATCTCTTGAAAATGATAATGGAAACCGAAAGTTTCTTGTTCACTGTCGGGTAAAAAGTCTTCCCTGGAGAACTTTGATGCTACCTCTACGGGTGCGTATTTACATCCTTGTGCTTCAAAGATGTGTTTGTTATGAACACAAATGTTTCCGTCCTCATTATATAGACCAGCATTCATGTGCTTGTAGAAGTCACCTTCATTGACTTCCCAGGGTACTTCTACGTTCTTGGGTACATCAAGTAGTCGCTTGCTGCGTAGGGAGAACCCACCATTTCCAACTCGCTGATTCCGTCCCCAGGGATCAAGAAAGGCATTTGGGTCATCACGCCATGGAGCTCCGATATAATCATACTCAAGCCAAGCATTATCCCACAACCAAGGACGAATAACATACCCATCAGGGTGAATGAGGAGTGCATGGGAAGTCTCGACATGATTCCCAAGGTTATAAATGCAATAATAATTAAAATCATTGATGCTTTGGATTGGGTAAGTTTCTTCGTAAGTAACTTCCTCACGCAGACCTTCTGGTCTACCTTTACTCCCAAGGAACTTTGCAGCTCCCCATTCAATATCCTTACACGAATAATTTATAGCATACGTTGCTTCTGGGATAGTGATATCCGCCAGAATTAGTAGCGTAACTTCAGGAATCTTTAGCATTCTTTACCGCACGATTGAAGACAGAATATAGATCGAGCAGGTTCAAATCAATATTTTGTGCCTGCTCAAATAGATGTTGGTTATCTGTTAGAAGAGTTTTTGTAACCTTTACATAGTCGTCTACCCAAAGAACTGGATAGTCTTTGTATAGTTCCAAAAGATAATCACTTCTCTTCATAATAGGAACTCTTTTCAAGTATAGCACTTCCCAGTTCCTATGGCAATCCACCCCGTTACCTTGAGGGCAGATCATAAACTTATGTTCTTGAATGCCCCTACAATAAACATCATACGGAACACGCTCAGCTACCGTAGCAAACTTTTTCTTAGAAAAAATTTCCCGAATATTACCACGCTCACTAAGATTGGTGTGTTCCGCGTGATTGATGTATAGAAGTTTCTTTGGTTTTACTTCTGTCTGTATCGCTGTCTGTAGGATTCCGATTCGATTGTCACTGGGATGAATGATGCGTTGTACTCCGTACGGGAAGGGATGAACCTTTCCACCAAATCCGACAGCATTTGTACCATAGATTGCTGCAACGTTCTCAGGAATTTGATCATGGATATCCTCTGTAATAGGTGTGTCTTCTAAATTTGTAAAAATAATAAACTTCGTGTTTGGATATTCCGCACACATTTTTAGGAGATCATTAGTCTCCATCAAACCATCAACCCATCTTTTATCATCCTCATTTGAGGTATAAACTGGTCGATTATATAAACGAATGTTATCGATGAACAACGTCATCCACTCCTTATCATTCACAAGAGCAGCAAATTCTTCATTACAAGGATCTGCCTGCTTCATGAAAGAACCAGGAACACGTCCAATACATCCAGCTTGATCCCCAAAACTATAATCGCAGTGATTAGATACTGCTACACCTTCAATAATGTTCATAGATTTCTAGACATCATGTCTTCATGTTGATTTCTAGCATAAAGAAGTGTGTTCATTTTTACATACTTCTTCATTTCAGATAACAGGTCATTTTTATTTAATGCCTGATCACTTGCCCCATAGTGAGGTCTTTTCTTCACCCTATTGGGTTTATTGTACCGACCCATTGGGATTCCACATCTATCCCTTTCAATAATATTTGGTACCAGTTCATTCAATTGAATTGATACTCCCATTCCAATCTGATCTCTAATGTTTGTGCATTCATAATAAGTCCACCAATCATCACCAAACTTAGCCATAGTGGGAGAAATAGTTCTCCAAATAGATGCACAGGAAGGTATCTCATCTTTGAAATCATACCCCAAGTCATAATAATACTTTGTCGCAAAGATAGCATCATCATAACTAAAAAATTCACATAAAAATCCTTCTAAAATTTCATCATAATATGTATGTCTAGCAGGATGACGTAATCTTGTAAAGGGAAATAAAGTCTTAGCAACTTTTGCTGTTTGCTCTACTAATTTATAGCAACCATCAACCCAAACAGTATCTTCACCAAGAGCAAAGAATTTATGTGGGAGTATCTTAGGATATAGCGCGGTTTTAACAGGACATTTCGACTCATAATAATCACGAATATCAATAAATTCCCATGGTCCCTTACGTTCAACTGTTCCGTCGTGAAACATCACATATCGAACATCTGGATCATAATAATGATCATCAGGAATTACATCATATCCGTTAGTAATACAACTATAAATTATCATTTGATAAACTTCGCCAACTTATCTTGGTTGTTAATGATGTACTCAGGGAACGTATCGTCAATGGGAACGACCGTTGGTTTATATAGGTAGTCACGACCGAAAGGATCCACACCCTGCTCTATACGGTCCTCCATGGTGTCTCTGAACTGCTGGAGATTGTTCTCCTGGTGCTCATAAGCATCCATCTTGGCGCGGACTGTATCAGCATCTCCGAAGAAAGACCAGTGCCAGGATGAGCAAGGAACACGCCATGACTGTTGGTGTGACTGACGGAGTTTATCGATACTCATAGTCTTGAGCATCTTCATCGTACATGCTCTAGTACCCATCCATTCTTTCTCACACAGCAAGTTGAGATAGTAATAGAATACAGGACCAACCAACACGTAATGACGAGTAGGATCAAGCCATTGCTTAGCGTGCTCGATGATTTTAGGATCAGCAATCTCATCAGCATCACTGGTGAGGATGATATCATCATCTTCTGCTGTGTCCAGTAGAGCATAGATTGCACTGTCCTTATGGAAGCAAGCACGTTGATAATGTAGAGGAAGATCTTTGATATTATCTTCATACATGCTCCTATGATAAGGAACACCATCCCAATACTTTTCTAAAGATCCACCATCGTCAAGAGTAACATGGTGAATAATCTTATGTTCCCACTTCTTAAAACGTTCTTTGTTCTCAAAGTAGTAAAGTGGTTTCTCTTTACCAGTGAAGGTAATGTTTGCCTCGTTGATAACAAAATAATCTACCACGTCACCAAGGATTTCCATCCTCAGTTCGAGTAGATCAAGTTCATTATAGAAGGTGAAGGTATCAAAGATTTTCATAATTTACATTCAAAGTCATTCTGATGTTGCTTGAAGGTGATGAACTAGCATGGTACTTCTTGGTACCATCAAAAGTAATTAGTTTTCCTTTCTCTGGGGTAATACGACACTCAACATTACCATCATCATCGTAGAAGAAAGTGTCTCCATCTGTATCATTCACATAATATAGAGCAACATAATGTGGAATGGGTTGATCAATGTGTGAGTTATGTGGGATACCAAAGTTTGGTCGTGGCCAATGAAATGTGACGTGTGCTCTATACTTCCTAAGTCCTTCAAATCCAGCAGCACGATCAAAGTTATGCCACGGAAACTGTGGGTAGTCTTGACTTACTTCCCCATTCTCATTTAGAAGACCACGAGAAAAATATGGATTGAGTTCTTTTCCTTCCAGTGCAGGATCGCCTACCTTGTAAGCACAGTCGGGCATATAATACCAACCACCAGATAGAACTAGTTCTTCAATCCTATCGGCAATCCTAGGCTTCAAATGGGTTGTAGTCAATAAGAAGCTTTCGTTGTTGTTCATCATTTTTCCATTCACCTGGTTTGATATAGTTATCAAGTCCCATTACATTTAGGGAAACATCAGTGTTCATGAGCATATTGAAATTCAAATGCTCTGTGATATGTAGATCTGTACAGAAGAAGTTCTCAATATTTTGACTACACAGTGCAGCAGCAATAGCAAACGTACCCACACCAGAACTTGCTAGGTTCTTTGCTGATAGTAGTGTAGCAAAGTCTTCAGCAACTGACTTAGATTGTACAGTTACTTTCGGGTGTTTTTCCAAAATTGCCACGATAGGATTATCAGCATCAGGTTCTGTAACCACGATTGCTTTAGCAAATCTTTCAAGCAATTGAAGATAAAAATACAAAGGATTAGGAACGTAATCAGCACTGGGAGCACGATCTCGTGCAAATATATCGCCGCTACGAATGTGGATACAAATAGTATCGGCATCTTGTACTTCTTGAGTAGGTACGTCAAGGTGTGGAAGAATGCTCCTACAGATTCTACGCATGTTTTGGTAGATGTATGCAGGTTCGATACCCACTTCCTTGTATGGACCTTCCCAGTAGAACCACTTTGAGGATAGTTCTTCAGTGCCTTGTCCAAACGTAGCCTGGTGTTTCTTGATAATTTCATGATCAATATCAAGGTTGAAGGTTGATTTCAACATTTCTGCAGCCATTGTAGCAACAGCAACCTGTTGAATATTATTGCCTAATCGCCCATACCAGTGTGATACTCTAGTCATTTCACAAATAGCGAACGTGCTTCAGCATTATCAGAAATGAATGGTCCCCAAACAGACGCTGGGACTACGGAAGGATCAATCCACCAGTCTTCATATGCGTTACCACCATTGCAGATATTGGTAGCAACGAGTTCATATCCAAGACCTTTCAGGAACTCACGCGACAGGTTCATTGCCTGTGGTCCATCCTTATACACATCATGCTCATAAGAGATCACAGAAAATCTCCAGTCAGCATGTGGTAGATTACGCAATGCTTCGTATGTAGTCATCGCTGGTTCGCAATCAACTGAGGCATAGTCGATACGCTTACCCTTCCACTTGTTCTCCTTGAACGCTGCTGTCCAATCAAACTTAGTAGCATCACCTTCATAGCAAGGTTGCTCCCTTGCTGCAGTGAATGCCTGCACCATCTCAGGAACAATTTCAACAGAAATACCTTTCCACCCAAAGACAGACTCCAGGAGAAAGGTATTGTTGAACTCTAGTGGATGATTAGATCCGATCTCAATATACCTACCCTTCTCCTTACCACGGAGCATGGTTAGGGCAAACAGATCTTGATATGCTTGAGAAAAGTTGTTGAGAATGTATTCACATCTCGGAAACGGGTTCTTCAGTTCGTCGCCCGTTTTCATATTGTACTTTGTATTCATTGGTCCTTTTCAAATGTAGAAATGCTAATTGTATCTAATCCTTCCACTTCAGAAGGTTCTGATTTAAATATGGGTTTGGGATCATCCTCAGCCCAATGTTCTTTAATTTCTTCTACCTGCTTATCAACAGAATCCATCTCCATCTCAACTTTAGCATCAACCCACCTCAACCACAACCATTCAATAAATCCAAGAGCAAGATGCTGAACGATAGGATTTTGCTTCTTTGCCCAGCGTTTCATTTTTGTGAAGACAGTATCCTGTCCACCCCATTGATAATCAAATTTATATTCGACTTTCATAATTTTTCTTATAATTTAGAATATAATCTTCAATTCGTTTTCTTGGTTCCCAATCTAAAAAGTATTTTGCTCTATCGATTTTAGCAAGTGTTTCTCTACATTCTGCAGGACGTGGAGGAATAAACTCCACATCATCTGAAATCATTGCTGCGATTTCGTTGATTGAATGGTTTGTGCCTGTACCAATATTAAGGACAGGAGGACAGTGAGAATACATGCAAGCAATATTAGCCCTAACGACATCATCCACATGAGTAAAATCACGACGCTGCTTTCCATCACCGACAATTGTTAATGGTTTACCTGCTTTCCACTGCTCTAGAAATAGACCAATGACTGGTGCATATTGTCCTTTCAGTGGTTGTCTGTCTCCATATACATTAAAGTATCTTAGGCAGACAGTATCTAGTTTGAACAACTCCTTATACATCTTTGCAAGACTTTCTCCTGCAATCTTAGACACTGAATATGGATTCAGTGGATCTGGAATCATTGCTTCATCCAGCGGTGGTTTGTTCTTACCATAAGAAGATGAAGTGGAAGAAAGAATGACTTTCTTCACACCTATCTCCCTTGAGAATTGTAGCACGTTTGTGGTACCAAGCACATTGGTAGTCACACATTCAATAGGATTTTGTAGTGCGGGTTGAATTCTAGCATGTGCTGCTAGGTGAAACACATAGTCCTGACCGTGATAGAAAACTCTTGTAGTAGGATCAGCAACATCCTGATTGACGTAATGTGCTTTCGAGTTTGTATAGAACTCGTGATTAGATTGGGAAGACTGGTTATCAATAACGGTAACGTCAAATCCTAGATCTACTAACTTATCTACAAGATGTGATCCAATAAAACCTTGCCCGCCTGTAACGAGTGCTTTCATAGACCTTGCTCTTCAGCTTCACACATATTGCATTGAGTCTTGAGGATCTGAACTTCAATCCACAAGTATGTCTTAGCAATGCCTTCTTCAAGGGTCTGCTTATAATCCCAACCAAGTTTCTCACGGATGAGATCATTGTTGGAGTTACGACCACGGACACCTAGAGGACCATCGATATGAATCTTCTCAACATTTTTACCAGCAACCTTAGCAGCAGTTTCTACTAGTTGGTTGATGGTGACCATCTCTTCAGAACCAATATTGACTGGTCCGATGAAGTCACTGTCCATCAATCGACGGGTGGCTTCGATACATTCGTCGATGTAAAGGAAGGATCTGGTCTGCAGACCATCTCCCCAGACCTCAATTGCACCACCTTCTGCGGGGAGGTTTGCAACCTTTCTACAGATTGCTGCAGGTGCTTTTTCTCTTCCACCATCCCACGTCCCTTCTGGGCCGAAGATATTATGATATCGAGCCACCCGAACAGGGATCCCATGATTGCGATTGTAAGCAAAATACAATCTCTCAGAAAATAGCTTTTCCCATCCGTATTCGGAGTCGGGGTCTGCTGGGTACGCTGACTCTTCACGGCAATCTGGGTTGTCTGGATCTAGTTGGTTATGTTCTGGATACATGCAGGCAGAACCAGAATAGAAGATCTTAGTACGATTAGTACCCTTCTCTTCGTTCATCAACCGTTGCTTTTCAAGCACGTTTAGGTTGATAGTAACTGAGTTCTGCATGATCTCAGCATCGTTCTCACCAGTGAAAACAAAACCAGCACCACCCATGTCGGCAGCAAACTGATAGATCTCATCGAAACACTGAATGTAACGATAAGGAACCGAATGATAGAAGTTACCACGGTCACCTTTGTACTCTAGGACGCGACGAACGAACTCTGGTTCGCGAAGGTCACCTAGAATAAATTCATCTGCCTGAGTATCTGAAAACTCAGGACGCTTTAGATCTACGCCACGCACCCAATATCCTTCAGACTTGAGTCGCTTGACCATGTGGGACCCAATGAAACCACCGGCACCAAGCACGAGTGCCTTCTTTCTATACTGCATGATGAAATAGTGTTTTGTACTGTTGAACTGTCTTTTCTATGTAGTCTAGCATAGGATCCGTGATTACGGGTGAGCATCCTACAAAGAATACATTATCTAATACCTTAGACGCATTAGGATAATTAGATGCTGGTTCGATGTGCCTGTAACCAGGGTGCATCAGAATGTTACCAGCAAAGTAATTTCTAGTTTGGATCTTGTTATCTTCTAGATACTTTACAAGATGATGCTTGTTCGTGGAGACTGGACCATCTTCACAGACAATGGGCACACCAAACCAAGAAGTTTCTGCATGTTCTTTTTCCTCAATAACCCGAACACCAGGGATCTTACTGAAGATCTCATGCAGTCTAGCTTTGTTAGCACGACGGATAGCATGTATCTCATCCTGCTTAGTCAACTGTATAAGACCAATAGATCCTTGCAGGTCAGCAGGCTTGAGGTTGTATCCTTGGACGCCGAAGACATACTTATGATCGACATCCTTGTCGTACCCTTCCAACCAGCGATCGAAGCGATTACCACAAACACCGTTGGGCAATTTATTCTGGGCTCCTACACAGTAGCACCCACGACCCCACCAGGCGTACGATCTAGCGATCTGGGTAATCTCTTCAATGTTGGAAGAAACCATACCACCTTCGATCGTGCTAATATGATGCGCTGGATAGAAAGAACACGACGCTGCGACGGCATGTTTGGTCAACAAGTCACCACGCCATTTGCTTCCCAGCGAGTCACAGTTGTCCGCGACGTATTTCAGGTTGTACCGGTCAATAATGTCCAGGAACTTATCAAAGTCATAGGGATTACCCAAGACGGGTGAGGAGAACACTGCTTTAGTTCTAGTAGTGATCTTCTCCTTGATCATATCAAGGTCCCAGTTCAGGTCATCGTAGTTGATATCTACGAAGACTGGTTTCAGATTGTTCTGGATGATAGGATTGATTGTGGTAGGGAAACCACAAGCACAGACGATGATCTCATCACCATCTTCCCATCCATAATACTTCTTCAGTGCAGCAATCATCACCAGGTTCGCAGAAGAACCAGAGTTGACCATCACTGAATGACCAAACCCAAACTGCTTGGAGAATGCTCGCTCAAACTTATTGACTTCCTCACCAGCAGGCAACCACTTGCCCCCTAGAAGCGTCGTAATTGCCGCTGCAACCTCCTCGTCTGACCAGTATGGTCCCGAGTAATAGATGGGGTCCCCTGGCGTCCACTGACGGTTAGCCATGAACGGGAATAGATCTTCTCCATCCTCCCGTAGACCATCAATAAACTGATGTACCTTAGCGTTTATAGACATAGATCTTTAATGATATGTTCAAGGTCTAGATGTTGTTCAAATCCTAACTTCTTTAGTTTGGATGTATCCATCCAGAAGTTCTGGCATTGTACCGTGTTATGAAACTCTGGTGGTTCAACACTAGTAATCTTACCTTTTGATTTGAGGAAATGATTAGCAGTCAAAAGAATTTCAGAAATCTTTGTTGGTTGCCCTGAACCAATGTTGTAGATTTCGTTCAGGTCCCCTTTATCTAGCACAAGTTTGATAGCACGACATACGTCAGACACATGCATGATGTCTCTACAGTGAGAACCATAGTCATACATCTGAACATCATGATCGATCTTCAACTCATCAATCATCCAAGTGATAGCATTCTTCTTTTTGGATGCTTTCTGATCACCGGCACCTAGAACATTACACAAACGCAGGATGCGGTACTTCATACCATAAGTTTCAGCAAAAGAAATGATTAGATCTTCTGCTGCCTTCTTGGTGATTGAATAAAAACCTTTAGGGTGGCATGGGGCATCTTCCTTTGCAGGTAGATACACCTTACCATACACAAACCAAGAACTAATAAAGTTGAAGGTAATGTCTTCTCTACGACAATGATCCAATACTTCACACAGAACGCGAAGGTTGGTATCAACATCAAGGGTGATGTTGTCGTGTACGTTATAATTGTCTGTTGTGGAAATGAAATATAGAATGTCTTTGGTCTGAGGTTTCCTTTCCTCACGCTGTATTTCTACACATTCACCATACATCCTTTTGAAGTTGCCTCCCACAAAACCCGAGGCACCATATAGAGATATCATGTGGTATAGTATTCTCTCATGTCTATTCTACCATAGTCGTCTTCTAAACGCACTATGTCGTCTTCGGAGCATTCTCCGTATTGCACTTCAATGAAAAGAACCCCCTGATCACCAGCAGTCATGCGGTGACGGGAGTTAATGGGAATATGGAAGTGCTTACCAGGAAAGACTTCTTCTTCATAACTATTCAATTGAACAGTACCAGAACCTTCAATGATGCACCAGTGCTCCATCCTATGGTTATGATATTGAAGAGAAAACCTTTCGTTAGGTTTTACATAAATTCGTTTGACTACGTGTGTGGGACCGCTATCGATTGTTTCGTACCAGCCCCATGGACGTTCTCTACGAACGCATGAACAACCTTTTTTAAATTCCATAACTGTGTTGCAGGCTCGCCACTTATTTTTGAGAAAAATAAGAAAACATAATGTCCCTTGGAACAAACCAGTAAGACACCATTTGAAAATCTTTACCAAGCATATATGCTCGGTAAAAATCTTTAACGTCCTGTAATGAATTTCTATAATCTTTCGGATAGATTGTAAGACTCATTACGATGAAGATTATTACATGGAAGACATTGCTAGCAGGATGATGTCCTAACTGAAATCCAAGCAACTTTGCTTCATCATTTACACTGAACCCAAGATTAAAATGCGTATGCAATTGATCATGAAGTTCGGTGCATTCACCAATTCCCGGCAACCAATTTTCTAAAAATTGAATATAAGGATCTGGTTCCATTTTGGTTCAGTTGCAAAATAGTAAATCAACCACACGGAAGGGGTCATTTGGATCCACCACTTGCTCTTTGACTGGAAGCAAGAAACCAGGCGGGAAGTTATCCCATCCGCACCAGGGCACTTTTAACGTCATTCCGAGGACGCAGGGGTCATAAGACCATCCCGACCAGGGCGATTTTTAAGTCTTCCCGAGACTATACTAGAACACCGGCATCCATCAAATCATATTCTAGACTATCAAGCAAAATGTTGTAGTCTTTTTCAAAGTCATCGTAGAAATATACTCCTCGCGACTTGTAGAATTTGAGTACCTTATCATACAGTTTGGGATGGTCTTCATCAAGATAAACCGTACCTTCAACTGCTTTAGTCAAGACGCTGATATCGGTCTTGAACTTAGAAAAGAATGGACTCCGAGCCATTAGTGAACGTGAATTACCAAAGTATTGTAGTATATATGGAACTTAAAGTCAAGTCCCAATCGGAGCACTTGGAATCGAACCAAGATCGCCAGTTCCCAAAACTGGAGTGTTGACCATTATACTATGCCCCGTTATGGAGAATAGGAGACTCGAACTCCTGACATCCTGCTTGCAAAGCAGGCGCTCTACCAACTGAGCTAATTCCCCAAGAAATTATGGATTGAGTAAATCCAAAAGGCTTCCACTTTCGTCGATCAATCGATGACGTTTTCCTGTACTAGTTGCTCTGCTTTGAGCAGTACGAAAAGCATCTCGCTCATTGTGCTTAGTAGTATACTGTTTCCAATGACCGAATTGATCTTGATACTGAATGAAAATTTTCATTATACAATAATTATACAACACTTAGAAGTCCCTTGTCAAGTAATTGGTTTTTGACTTTGGTTTTAGATGTTCAATATTATTCCACCTAGATGATATAATTTTTTTAAATTTTACATTGATATCCTTTGCCATAGAAGAGCATTTATCTATATCATCCTCATTATAGTTGAACACAATGCACTGCCAAGTAGTATCATTGCCCATAGATGCACATCGCTTCATTATATCATACAATTTTTCACCATCTTGATTGACTCTATACTTATTGCTATCCGCAGGTAACCCATCAATACCGAATATCCATTCAATATCATGTCCCCTAGTCATAAGGAATGCTCTAGTAAACCATGATTTGGGTCTAAAAGATGCGGCAACACTAATCTTCAAACTAACGTTCTTTTGAATAGCAATTTTTAAAATAGTAAAAAAATCTTCATGGTGTGTAGGATCAGATACTTGACCACACAAAAAAATTGTATCAAAGTAATCAGTTATTTTTTCCCACGAATCTATGTCTATATCTGAACCAGGAACATTTTTTCCTTGATAAAACTTTTGTCTAGTGCAGCCAGGACACCTAAGAGAGCACTTATTTGTAAGATCAAGATTAAGAACTTTTTTAGGAATTACTAACTTTCTTGTGATCATGGTAATCAGAGCAATAATTTTTACAGGTCTGTGGTGCCTCTTCAGGTCTATTGATTAAGACATCAAAAAAATCTTGCCATTCATCAGACTCAATTATAGAATCAACAGAATCAACATTTGAAAGATTAAACTTATTTTGAGTCAAACTTTCATATTCTCCTATTCTATCTGGATGATCTACCCAACAGCATGGTAGTAAGAATCCAGTAATACTGAATCCGTAGCACTGATTACCATTCAAACACTTAGGTTTCATTAACGCACTTCGTACTCTAGTTTACGAACACCACGTTGACGGCGTTGCTGTTGCCATTCAAGATCAGATGCAGTAAGGTGCTGCGATTTCCTTTGATCTTCTTCTAGTTCTTCCGTCTGCATAATGACCACTTCGTTCATATCTACAGCGGTAATCTTAGGACCAAGGATCGTCGCCTGATTGGGGCATCCGCATACTTGCATCTTTGACGAGCTTTCCAACTCCTTTCCGCACATCTTGCAACAAATTTTTAAGGTCCGCAATTTCATTTTTTAGTTCAGTGATCTCTTCGTGAATGTCTTGATGATGAAATCTCAATGGTCTTTGAATAATTTTTTTGAGTTTAGATGGTTTCATTATCCTAGTTATTTAAAAACAAAATTCTGAATATGTATTAGAAGTCATAACATTTAGATTGATAGCAATCCTATGTTCCTCACTTTCATATTTTGTAGGACAATGCATATAATGTAGGGGAAAAATTAAGTATTCTCCTTGTTTTGGAAGATAATCTATCTGAAAGTTATCGTCATCAATTATAGATATTTTCCCATCTTCACAATCAGGTTTCTTCAAATAAAAGACTGTACTCAGACCTTTATTGGGGGAAGAAAAAGATGTTAGATGATTGTGCCATTCATTTTTTGCCCACTGATTGTTTGAAACATATGTAAAAATACTGTGACCATCAGAAATTTGAATTTTATCAAATTGATTTTTGATAGACTTTAATAGATGATCTTCAAATATTTTACAGTATTCTTTTTTGGGAATAGTGACGTATGTATTACGAATTCTGTAGTGAATTAAACTTGCTCTGTGTCTTCGTATAAGTTTATCACATACTTCTTCGTAGTTATCAATCCATTCGATTCCAAGATCTAAGGAATAAATCTTGTTACCAAGTTTCTTCATGTCTTGATTCCGGGGTATTTATGCTCGGTGACGGGATCGAACCGCCGACACCCTGCGTGTAAAGCAGATGTTCTACCGCTGAACTAACCGAGCAAGAAACCCCCGAAGGGGAAACATGATCAGCTGATCACCCAGTCACAAACTTCACGATGGTTCACATCACCACCGAAGACTTTATCCACAGCAGTCTTTGCTTGACGCTCCAGTCCACTGTCGTTCTTCGACACCAGGAACTTGATGCAGTCAGTAATAAGTTCTGCTTTCAGTTTATCAATGGTCAGGTCCACACCGTTAGGGGTGGTTGCCCAAGCAGCGTTCTCAAGAGTCTTTGTAGTAGCACTCATCAATCCCATAGCACCAAAGGAAAAAGGTACTACAGCAGCACCGATAACCAGACTACGAACGATGCTAGAAATATTAAGATCCATAATAAAAAAGATAGTTTGTTTGGGTCGAAACCCAATGTCGGCGAAAGGACTTGAACCTTCACGTCGCAAGGACACTGGTACCTAAAACCAGGGCGTCTACCAATTCCGCCACACTGACGTATGTACCCCCATATTATAACAGATTTGGGGGATGAGGTCAAGCCCCGAATAATTGAATGGACCGTCTAGCGTATGGGGCAGACGGATGCACTGGGGTTACCGAGTGCTCTTCCTTTTCATCATTTAACACTAGCATTCCTGCTTGTGGGCATATGACATGCATTTTTGAATTGATATCTTGCCAGACAAAAAGTCCACCCCATTCTTTCCGCCAGTCATTTAGATATAGAGTTGCACCAAAATTGTAATTACCATCACTATGAAAATTAATACCAGACATTTCTTGCCAGAAATGAAAGTTTGCAGTAAACTCAAATGGTGGTAAGATAGATTTCAGTTCTGTTTTTAGTTTTGCTTTGAACCTAAAATCTACTTCACCAGTTAGACAGGTACCAAAGATACCTTCTGTTAGGTTTTTATCCCAACTTTGTTTACTGCAATTCCAAACTCTATTTTTTAGACGTTCATCAAGATCAGAATTTATAGATGAAATTAATTCATCCCTAATAGCATTATAAAAAATTTTCATTAAATCATAGAGCAGTGATACCTGCAACTCCGTTTTCTAGAAGATTCGCAACATTTGCATCAACAAGTGCTTGTGCTTCATTTCTTGTTGCAACAATACCCCTAGCAGCTTCAAAATATTGGTCTGGGTTTTTTAACTTCGCACCAGGAATGGTTGGATCATTTTCTGCCGTTGCTTCGTTAATTGGAGCCACTTTCCAATACCACTTAAGTTGCCACTGACGCATTTCGTGATCATTTTTGATCAGTTCTACGCTGGTTCCAATTTGATCTCTAGTAATAGCCACGATTAGATATTAATTGATTTGCCCTAATATTTATATTCATTAAGCCTTCGACAAGATTTGAACTTGCGACCTTCGCTTTACAAAAGCGTTGCTCTACCACTGAGCTACAAAGGCAACTCCTCAACCTGGACTCGAACCAGGGACATTCTGATTAACAGTCAGACGCTACTACCAACTGAGCTATTGAGGAATGCTTTCGAGAATCTTCTTCTCGTTATCGTATGGTTTCTTTTCACCGGTTAGATACCCGATATGATGTTGAATATCGGGTACCAACCATGTATCTATACGAACACAATAAGGCAAGTTTTGAGGATAGGCAAAGCAGTTCACCACAACCACGTAGAAAAACTTGGTGATGTAACTAAATGCTACCTCAATCATTGTACCTGCATTGTAAGATATATTCTACGGTATTTGCTACGTCATTCATAGCATCCCGTAAGAAAGGTCTTTGACCTGACTCTTGTACATTATCTACTCCTTCTTCGGATAGGGTCCATCTCCATTGACCCATAGGACCGCTGTACCAGAGATTGATTTTCATTGTAGAAGATCTGAAGGACGTTGAACCTGAGTGCTCAAGAAATCTTGAACAGACTGCCAGTCATGATCAAACTGCTCAAGACCTGCTTTGGTCAAGATGTGCTCATGCATCTGATCAAAGATCTTAGGCGGCATCGTGACCACCTGAGCACCATTATACCATGAACGGACTGCACGCTGCACGCTACGGATAGATGCTGCTAGCACCTGTGTAGGGCAACCGTGGATGCGATACAGTTCTGAGATAGAACGTACCACTTCAAGACCAGCAACAGACTGGTCATCAAGACGACCAACGAATGGTGAAACGTACTTAGCACCGGCACGAGCAGCAAGAACTGCTTGTGCTGCTGAGAAAATCAATGTTACATTAACGTTAATCCCTTCACCAAACAATGTGCGGCAGGCAAGGAGACCTTCCCTAGTCATCGGCACCTTGATTGTAGCACACTGACCGAAGGTTTTATGCAAACGGAGACCTTCGTTGATCATGTCGGCACCACTGCCGACCACTTCCATAGAAATATCAGTTACACCGATGTCTTTGATTTCCTGATATACATCGTCTACATTTCTACCTGCCTTCATCATCAAGGTAGGATTTGTTGTTACGCCATCAATGAGACCAGTGTCCCAATGCTTTCTGATGACTGCTGTATCTGCTGTGTCTAGAAAAATTCTCATTGTTTTAGATATAAAGCGATCCGACTTGGATTTGAACCAAGGACCGACTGCTTAGAAGGCAGTTGCTCTATCCACTGAGCTATCGGACCTCGGTACTAATTATAACAGATCAACCAGCAGGCGTCAAGCGATGAACGTATTGATTTGAATAGTGTGTTCTAGCGCCATGAATACCCCACCTAAGCCAGGTGTATGCACCATTCATATAGAATCCAATTGGTTTTCCTGGTGTCTTGAACTTCCATTCAGCACTTTTCCACTCACGCTCTGTGACCAAGTAAGACAACTGGGTCTGTAGTGTGGATGGATTGCCACCGATTGATCTGGCGTGGTTGCCTAGACCTCGATAACGACCAAGTGTTGTCCACTGAATTAGACCATATCCACCGCTGTGGCAATGATGGTATGGAACTCTTGCACCACCCTCGCAAATGTTTGGGACAAACATTGACTCTTGTTTGATGTTCCCCATCAAAGTAGCGAGGGCATACTTGTCTGTAATCCCGTAGTCCTGAAAGAACTCCAGAACAATCTTTTCGTTGGGCGTGCAAGCGGGACAGGTATACTTCGTCGTTGCTTTCTTTTTTACTTCTTCAGTTGTTGGTTGAATTTGTTCAATTGCCGGTTTAGTATTCTCCTCAACCATATCATCCAAAATACTATCAAGCGTTTTGGCGAAGATAGGGGTGAAGCAATACGCAACCAACAACGGTGTTGTGGTAAGAAATTTCAGCATAAAAAATTGTTTTAGTCTTATGTGTCTCACACAGTCTCTCATTATACTCTAAGGCAAAAGGCACGTCAAGCCTAAATACGTTTGACTCAAATAATATAACTATGAAAAAACTACTATTGGTTTTTTCTTCGTTATTTATCGCTATTCCCGCGTCTGCTGATATCACTTCAACAATCACAGACAGCGTACAATTGACAGTGCAAGGTGCGGCAGTTCAAACTAATAGAATCGGAGCTTCTTATGCAGTCTCTGGTTCCAATATTTCCGCCACATCATTTGGTGGAACTGCTGGTGCAGGAACTTATGATGTTCATACTGCTGGTCAATCATTTTCCTTTAGCGAAAGTTTGAATGCTGCTGACGCAACAGCGACATCACAAACAGTCACTTCTGGTCAGATCGCTTCTCCAGTGCTGCATGGTAATTCTACCACACAACTCGCTGGTGATGCAGGAACTCTAGCAGGTACTCTAAGTGGTACTAGCGTTCCTACTGTAACCGCAGGTGGAGCAGGTACAACTGCAATTGGACAGCGCACAATCGAATTGTCTGTATTCTAATGAACCGAGATCTCCCCTTAGGCATCCTATTGGGTGCCCTGTTGGGAGTTTTGCACGGTGCTGCTCAAGCAGTTCCTGTCGTTCCCAACTTTACGTCCGGTACGATGACCAGCCATACCGAGACGACTACAACTCTGAATGAAACTATACATCAAATTGATTATCAAACAGGATGGAGTTACACGGCAACGGGAACAAACATAAACGTCCCCAGTTCACCAAGCGTGAACACACCATATACAATAAACGTTCAAGGAGCCCCATTTCAGTTCTCAGAAACTTACACTGGACCTGGAATGATCAAAGAAACAACGGTACAAAGACAAACCACGGTGTTTTCCGTAACAGATTCTACTTCCGTCTTTACCCAGTAGTTGCTTCACTCCTTTTTGCTACCCCATCCTTTGCTGAGACACCAGTCACAGCAATTGCTAATCCACAGGCAACTAGTTCTGGATCTGTCACGAACCAGGCAGTGCAAGTCCTTCAGGGTCCCTATGTAACCAACTCCTATGGTGGGGGTGTTACATGCCAGGGACCCACTTTTAATCTTACCCCATTTGTTACTGGAACCAGAAGCGGTCAGTCGCCATATGAACCGTACGCTGATCTAGATAACGATCCCACTACAGAATGGGAAAGAACAGGTCAGAAAGATAACTGGGCAAATAATTTTGGTATCTCTGCTACACTATCATTCCCACTAGACGGTGGTTTGCAGGAAAGATGTAAAGCAGCAGCAGAAAATTGGGCTGCTAGGCAACAGGCAGAAGCAGACAAAGCACGTCTAGACTTTGAACTTGTGCGTCTGATGCGGTGTGGTGAGGCAATGAAGGCAGGTATTCATTTCCACCCAAACAGTCCATACGCTAGCGTTTGTTCCGACGTTGTTGTAGTTGTTCCCACTCCTCCGCCTGTCGTCGTTTCTCCGCCGCCGCCTCCGAAACCAAAGCCTTCCGAGTCTTCTTATCAAGCTCCATCGAGAACATAAGTTGTTCCTCATAAGGAGTTAAATCCCTATTCAATAACTTCTTACCACGTACGAACAACTGCTTCACGATAGGTTTGAATACCTTTAGCAGTTGTTCTAGTAGTGCTTTACCTGCAAGTGCAGCAGCAACGGACGCTGTAGCAGTAGTACCTGCTAGGATGACTGTTTCTTTTGGTGGTACAGGAATATCACCAACCACAGGCAATTCAATTACAGGTGTTTCTGTTTCTGATTTAGGTTCTGGTATTGGTGGTGATGGTAAATTCAACTCCCTAGTTTCCAATGGGGGAGTTTCTGCAGCAGGTTTCTCTTGCTGCTGTGGTTTATTATCTTCCTCAATCATCTCCTCCCATTCTTCCTGAGTAGGAGCATCAATAGGTTCATATGAAGGAACCTCCCCACCAGGCACATGGATAATAGGAGGACGTAAAGTCCTAGTTACCGGTTGTGCTGGTATAATGGGAGGTTCTATGTTCCGTATGATTGGAACTTCAATCGACCTTACTGTTGGTATCTGAATTCTTGGTACTTCCATTCTTTTCTTCTTCCTTCTTCTTCGCAGTCTGTACGCCGAAGGTAGCTAGAGTGCCTGTGAATACGGATGCGATGAAGGTAGGGTCAATTTGTTTTTGGGGAACACCTGGGATTGAAACGTAGTTCAATGTAAGAATTGCACCAGACCAGGCAAGGATGATAACACGAACAAGAGTCGCTACTCCTTCGTCGTGCCATTCATAATTTTCTTCTTTCTTCTTTACGGGTTTCTGTTCTTCCATGGACAATAGATATTCCTATAGTGGGTACCATGATAAGTAAGAACCCTATAACGCCCGTACCAGCGGTGCTGGTCAATATCAACTCGACGAGATGCCTGATTGCGTGCATTTAATAAAATATTCCGCGTCTATTACCACTAACGGTTTCTTACCGTTCTTCTTCATGAAAACGATGGGTTCGTAATCACCTGAATTGGCGGATGCCTGTTCATAAGCATCCCATATATTTAGTTTCTCGACGTTCTTACACTCAATAGAATAAGGAAACTTTTGCCTTGCATCCCTAGCCATAATAAGGTCTTCTCCACCAGCACCCATAGACCGAGATTCAATGTCTTCTGGATGAATATCACGGTGCTCAATCAATTGGTCACGTACCCATTGTTGTAGTCGCCGTCCTTTCGCTTTCGCAGACTGTGGACGCATAAAAAAATACCCCTTTCGGGGTATTTATTCAGAGTTGGAAACCAGCGAATGTATCCTTCTTCATGTCTTGTTTGATACCGCCAATGAGATAACTTTCTACCTCTGTTTCTTGCGGTGCAACTTGAAGACCCTTAGAAGAAATCCAGTGCTCAGTCCATGGTAGTGGATTGTTCTTAGCAGGAATATCAAAGATTGGTTTGAGACCAACCGACTTCATGCGGCGGTTAGTAATCCACTCAACATAATTCTTGAGTAGTTTATCATTCAAACCGATCATACTACCATCTCTAAAGAGGTAGTCTGCCCATTCCTTTTCCTGTTCAGCCGCTTGCTTGAACATTTGTGTTACCACTTCCTGCTCTTCTTCAGCGATCTTGAGCATATCAGGATCATCTCCTGCTGCCCACTTGTTCAGGATATTTTGCGTGAGAACGAGATGCTGGTTCTCGTCACGTGCAATAAGCGAAATAATTTTCGCCGACCCTTCCATGAGTTTGAGCTCGCCGAAAGCAAAAGAACAAGCAAAAGACACATAGAAGCGAATGCCTTCCAAGATATTGACATTCGCAACGGCCCGATATAACTTACGTTTGAGTTCATACAGACTAGATTGTGCTGTTGCTACTCCTTCCTTAGCATGTTTCCAGCTATTGCTAGAACCATACTCCTGTGCTGCATTGATGAAGTCATCGTATGCTTCCGTTACTGATTTAGCACGGGCTAGAATACGCTGATCATCTAGAATAGTATCAAAGACTTCACTTGGATCAGAATATACATTCTTGATAATGTAGGTATACGATCTACTATGAATCTGCTCCATGAATTCCCACACGCCCATTGCTCCTTCGAGTTCTGGGAGTGAACAGTATGGTTTAAACGCCATACCGGGTCCACGACCTTGTACGGAATCTAGGAGAATCTGATACTTTAGATTAGAAGTATATATGTGTTTCTGTTCTGAGCGGAGTGTTTGATAATCTGCTCTATCTTTCTGTAGAGAAATCTCTTCTGGACGCCAGAAGTATGATAGTTGTTGTTGAGTTAGTTTCTCAAAAACAGGATACTTATATGAATCGTATCGCTGAACACCTAATGGTGCTCCGAAAAACATGAATTGTTTTTTAGTATCAACCTGAGCATCATTAAATACAGTCATCCCTTGGATGTCCATATTTTGTCTTGGTGCAGGTGTATTGATCCTAAAGTTATTAGATTTTACACGATTCGCAGTCTTCTTCTTCCTGGGCATTGCTTAATAGTTCAGATACAAGTGATTTAACGTCGGGTTTCGATTCTAGTTCATCGCCTTTACTGTCATAAGTATTCTGATAGTAACTGGTTTTCCATCCATACTTATATGTTGTAAGTAAATCCTGAGCCATCACAGTCACAGGAACTTCATTATCTGGATAATTCTGTGGGTTATAGGACCAATTACCAGAAATTGCCTGATCGAAGAACTTTTGCATGACTGCGACTACATTGATATATCCCCTATTACTTCCCATGTCCCACAACAAAGTGTAATTGTTTTTCAATGCGTAATACTGGGGAACAATCTGCTTTAGTGGACCTTTCTTTGACTTCTTCACGGACAAATAATCCCTTGGAGGTTCAATTCCGTTAGTCGCGTTTGAGACTACAGAACTGCTTTCCGAAGGCATTTGTGCCGATAATGTTGAATGGCGAAGACCATTCTCTTGAATTGATTTCCTCAGACCTTCCCAATCATGTTGGTAAGGAACGTTGGAAATTTCATTCACCTCCTTCTTATATGTATCGATCGGGAGAAGTCCATCAGCGTATTTGGTGCGGTAAAAATACTCACATGCACCCTTCTCCTTAGCGATAGCATTAGATGCTTTCAGTAGGTAGAACTGGAAAGATTCAGAAAGTCCGTGAATGGCATCCCATGCCTCCTGTGAGTCGTATTTGAACCCAAGTTTAGCAAGGTAGTGGGCAAGACCAATGAACCCGATTCCAAGCGATCTACGTGCCTTTGTAGACCGTTCTGCTGCTACTACGGGGTATTGCTGATAGTCAATCAACTCTTCCAAAGCTCGAACCGAAAGGTTACAAAGATCTTCCAACTCTTCGTCAGACTTAACTTTACCCACGTTAATGGCAGACAGAATACACAACGCAATTTCTCCATCCGCGTCATCAATATGATTCAACGGTACAGTAGGAAGTGTGATCTCCTGGCACAGGTTACTCATTTCAACCTTATCCTTGAAGGAAGAATGACTGTTACAGTGGTCGATATTCATCAGATACAAACGACCAGTCTCGGCACGCTCTTTCAGGAGATCAAGAATGAGTTCCTGAGCACCGATAGTTTTTCTTGGAATAGACTCATCTTGTTCATAGCCCACATAGAGATCATCAAATGAATCAGTACCAAAAGCATCATAGAGTCCTGGAACATCATGCGGTGAGAACAAGCTAATTTCTCCATTCTGGATGAAACGCTCATAGAAAAGTTTTGAAATCTGGATGGAGTA